GCGCTGGCGTGTGATTTCGTCGGTGGCCTTTTTGGTGTTCACGCGCTTGATGGTTTCCAATGCCTTACGCATCTTCTCCATTGTGTCTTTGGTCGGCGTAGAGGTTGCCAGCGTAGACAGGTAATCGGCAGCGCCGCCCAGCAAGCTGGGGTCTGCACCCGCAGCACGCAGTTCTTTCTGGCTCAGGTCGCCAGCGCCAGCAATCGCTTTGGCGAACTGCACTTGTGCAGCCCGGTAGGACGACGGGTTGCCGGAAGTAATGGCGTCGCCGATGTTCGCCAGCGCGTTGTCGGCAGAGAACACCGCTTTCGACTGCGGCTCGATAGTGCTCTGCACCTTGGCACGAAAGCCTGGGATGTCGACCAAAGCCTTTTGACCTGGCAACACGTTAGTGATCGTAGGTGTTCGAGAGCGACTTTCTGCATCGACGCGCTTATTGACCACCGCTTTTTGTGTGGGCGTCAACTCCGCGAATGTTTTGTTCTCAAACAGTTCAGCAGCCACACGCTCGGCTTCAGCACCAAACGCGGGGCCTTTGGCCTCTTTAGGTGCGGTCAGGCGCTGGTACTCCGCTTTGAACGCGGCGTCGTACTCTGGCGAGCCTTCAGGCCCCTTCGTCGCGGCGAAAGCGCGTGCGTTGGTCAGTTCGTTGGTTGTAGGTGGTGCTCGCTCACGCCCGGCAGCCGCTGTCGAAGCAGCAGCCGCAGCCGTACGCTGCGCTATCAGAGCGCCGCTTTCCTGCTGCTGACGGAATATCTGCGCCAACTGCTGCAAGCCCACGGTATCGCCTGCCTGTTGCAGCATGGCCATACCTTCTTGAATGGACTCAGGGTTAGTCAGATCGATCTGACGTGCGATCTGCTGACGCATTGTGACGCGCTGCAACTCAGGGTCTTGGCCACCAAGAGCGCCGCCGATAGCGCCGCCCAACATGTTAGCCCCACGGCCAATGGCGAAGTTCGCTTGCTGGAAAGGCGTCAGTTGCGCCAGTTGCAGTGCTTGGCGGTCAACCATTGCCTGCTGGTTCTGCTGGTACATCTCCGGCGTGACGCCGAACAGAGATTGGACGATTTCTGCCATGTCTTACCCCTTAGATGAACGCGCCGATGTCTTGGTTGCCGTAGGCTAGACCCGTGCCAAAGCCAGAGCCGCCAAGACCTGTTTGAGAAAACGCGGCCTGAAGACCACTGCCCGACACATTCCGCAGTGCAGGGTTCTGCGACAAACCGATCAAAGCCGTTGCAAACGGGTTGTAAGCGTTGGCCGCACCCATCGACTGCGCTGCTGCGTTGCCGCCTTGGAACAGCGCGTTTGCGCCTGTTGGGTTGGCTATGCGACCGCCCAGAGCCGAACCCATTTCCAGCGGCTGCTGACCGAGGGCTTCCAAACCAGTTGCGCCGCGCAGGTACGCTTGATACGGACCCAAAGCCGCAGCCTGGCCACCGTAGCCTTGTGTGAGCAGGTTGCCACCAGTGCCGAACAGACCAGCACCGAAGGCCGTTTGCTGCTGCCCGGCTTGCATGGCGTTGGCTGCAAGCGCAGCGTCTTGCTGGGCCAAAGCGTTGTAGTACGCCTCCATCTCGGGGTTGGCAGCACCAAGGCCCGCAGCACCGCTTGGGCGCTCGCCTGTGGCTCCAACAGCCAAGCCACCACGGCCAGTCTGGAACAACTGATTCTGGAGCTGCGCAAACTGACGCTCACGGCTTGGGGCCAAGAGGTTTTGCTGTCCGGCCATGTACTGCTGCGCGGCCTCTTGAGGCGACTGCGCCAGGTACTGTTGGCCGAGGCCGAACAGACCTTGAGCTGCTTGGCCTAAAGGCGCAAACTGCTGCTGCGCTTGCTCGGCTTGCGACAGCCCACCACCCGCCAGACCCAAGAAGCGGTCTTGCATCGCTGCCAGCTCGGGGTTCAGCTCGTAGCTGGCACCCGACACACGGCCTTGCGGGTCGGTCGTGAACTGCGACGAACCAAAGCGCGTCGTGATGCCGACCGGACGGAAGCGGGCTTCTTCAGCCGCCATCCGCGCTGCGTCGCGCTGCGCTGCTGCTTGAGTCTCTGCGGCTCTTTGGGCTGACCTGCCACCAAGCAAACCGCCTAAGAGAGAACCGCCTATTGCGAGAAGTGACATATCAAACTCCGATCAAAATTTTGTGCGCCGCAAATGGTTTGAAATCATGCGCATACTGGTGCAGCCATTGAAGACGCCGTTACTCCGGCGGGGATCATGGACGGGTCAAGGATTTCGTTGTTTTCTTTATCCCGCAGAGCATGGATGCAATATGCCACTGTTTCATCAGTCAACGCCTCAAGCTCATGCACCTTGTCCTTGTGGATGTAGATCATGTGCGGCGCGGTGAACTCGGAGGCAACACCTTCGACCGTCACTTTCAACTTGCCTTTGGCAAGCAGCGTCAGGTGATCAAACTGGTGCGTGTGACCGATCTCAATGTCTCCAGCCTTTTCAAAACGCATCATGCGCGAGTAGAGGTTGGCAACGCAGCCGATGTGAACGACTGGTTGGCTCATAGAACATTCGCAGGGATGCTGCCGGATGACGGGGCTGCCGTAAGAGGCGGTGGAGGGGGCACGTATGCGCCGATTTCTCCATAGTTGCCAGCCACAATATCGGCAAAAATGGCGCGACCGTGGGCTTCAACATCGTTTGCGCTGGCAGTGAAAGACAAAACCTCATCACCAAACTGCGAGGTTGTGATTTCGCAGTCAATCATGGTTTGCTCGGCGTTGGCCCAACGTGGGCTGGTAAGGGATGTAAGAGTTGCTTGCATGTTGTTTCCTTTTAAGAGATTCGTAGCCACACAGAGACACGGTGGACTTGGTAGTCCACGGCTGAACTAAACCCCATAACGCGCCAAGTTCCTGAGCCGGTAGAGCCGCCGGAGTAAAGACTCTCTGTTCCGGCAAATCTTAAATTAGACCCCGCAGTCGTGCTGCCCGGCGTAAAGAACCCTCCACTACCACCGTAATACATTAATGCGTAAGTTCCAACTGCACCAACAGAAGCACCCGCCGTTGCATTAAGCACTTGGGTTGTGGTAATCGTGGTAACCGTAGCCGCATTACCCGAGCAAGAGGCTGCGGTAGTTGCGTTTGTTGCGTTTGTAACCGCAGTCGATCCGATCTGACCAACAATATCCGCAGCGCTTGCGGTCGATACCGCGCTAGTGCCAGCGCCTTTGAGCAAAGCGCCGGAAGTGAAAGACGTTGCGCCTGTACCACCGTTTGCAACCGCAACAGTGCCAGTGACGTTGGCCGCAGTCCCGGTTGTGTTTTGGTTTAACGTGGGGAATGTGCAGTTGGCCAGGTTGCCCGACGATGGTGTGCCAAGCGCTGGGGTTACTAGCGTCGGTGATGCCAGATCAGCCTTGGTCGCGATGGCCACAGCAATGTTGACAAACTCCGTGTTGATCTCGGTGCCCTTGACGATCTTCAGCGGGTCGCCAGACGGCAGCGCGTCTTTCGTGGCGAAATTCGTACTTTGTGTGTAATTTGACATATCAATTTCCTTGAAGATCAGGACATCTTGCCATCTTTGGACTGAATCTCAATCCGCTGGATCGACAGCGGCGAGCCGTTGATGTTGGACTCATATCCGGTTTGCACGATTTTACCGCTGCCAGTGGCTTGCACACTCAAAGTTTGCAAGGCCACGCCATCAGAATACTGAGCAATGTCGTACTCAGCAATGCCGTACTCGGACACGCCTTGCACTGGAATCAGCGCGTTGGCCGACAGGTAGTTGGTGCTGAAGTCAAAACCCCACTTCATGGTCACAAACTGGTTTGTGCCGCCGATCACCACCACCTTTAAACGCTTCAGGAGCGACGTGACGTTCTGGTTGCCCAAGTCAGCGTGGTTGGTGTAGTACTGCATCCGGTAGGCCGTGGTGTGGTCTTGGTAGGTGCTGTACTTGCCGACGTAGCCGTTCTTGCCGATCAACACATCGCCGTTGCGGCGTGAGAGCAACGCTGTTGGCTCAATCGAGTTCCAGATCGTGATCCTGAACGAGCCGTCTTGCAACTGCACGCGGGTGTCAAAGCAATAAACCTCTTTGACCGACGGCAGCGTCAGCAGATAGAACGCCTCTGTTTCTGAGTACACCGACTTGATGTTGGCCAACGTCTCGCCAGCCACAATCGACATAAAGTCGCTGCGCACGTTTTTGGACAAGTCACCAAGAGGAGCTGACTTCTCAACAATCGTCCTGGCAAACGACCGGATGCCGGAGTTGGACAAGAACAAGATGTCCTTGCCAGTGCTCTGGATGGTGTCGCGGGCGATGCAGCCAATGCCGCCCACCGTGTCGCTCAGGCTCATCGTGGCTGGCGTCGTAGCGTTGGCGTAGACCAGAATCTGGCGGCTGCCGAAGATGATCAGGAAGCCGTTGTGCGCTGCCAAGCCGGTGATGTTGTCTGCGCCGTTTGGCCACACACGGTCGATGTTGAGCGAACCAGCCGTGCCTGTGCTCCACACATGGCCCGCCAGCAAGTCAGAAAAGAACACCGTCACGTTGTCGGTGGCGGTGTCTGCAACCCACAGTCGGCCAAAGGCCGAGATCACGATGTTGCCCGCAGGCACCGTGCCGACGTAGCCAGTCTTCTCGGTAACGCGGCGGTAGGTTGTCGTGCTGACGGCTGGATCGAAGATCAGCGGATCGTGGCCGGTCTGGAAGAAGTAGGTGATGCCGTTGAGCGAAGCCACCGACCAGTTGCTGGCCGTGATCGTGGGCGCTGTACCTCCGCCCCCGTAGGTCAACTCAGACACGGCGTTGGAGCCGTCCAGCTTGAACAGCTTGTTGTTGCCTGCGAACAGAATCGTCAGCGTGCCGTCAGCCTGCACCAGCTCATGGATGACGCCCACGTTGTTGGCCCCAAGAGCGCCGGACGACGAGTTGACCCGTGCCCAGCCTTTACGCGAGCCGATGCGACCGTACTGGTCGATGATGCAATTCGTTGCGACCAAGGCAAAGCCAGCCGCCAAGTCCAGTGGCGAGTCTTGCGTATTCAGGCCAAAAAAGCCTGGCGCTGAGATGCTTGCGGTCTGGAGGGCTTGGCTCATATGGCAACAAACTCTTGGTTCTCTGGATAGCGGGTGCCCTCCAGCGCAATCTGGTCAGCCAACATCCCACGGTACAAGTACGCCTCGGACGAGTTCAAGCCGCCGTCCTCACCGCGCTCGACCAAAGCCCGAGCGTAGGCGTTTTGCACGACCAGCGCGTCAGACACCAGCACCACAGTGTTGTCAGAGGTCAATGGCGCTTGAGGCACAGTCAGCGCGAAAGGGATGGTGTAGACGTTATCTGGACGGGCGTACAGCACCACCTTGGTGTCGCCGTTGCCGTCCACGCCGTCAAAACTGTAGTATTCGGGGATACCGCTGATCGCAGGCACCAAGTTCTGAAAGCGGTTCATCTGCACGAAGCTGATGTTTTGCAGACCGACGTTGGCGGTCGTGTTCAGCGCGTCCATCACCTGGAACTTCTGGCCAGCGCCAGTCAGCGAGTAGACATAGGTGCCGGGCGTGGTGGTGATCGTTACCGTCTGGCCCAGCACGTTCCAACTGAACGCGTCCTCGATCTGGCGCTTGGCGTCGTTGACAAACCGTCCGATCAGGGTCGAGTAAGCCGTTTCGTTGCTGGACGACACCTGCGTCTCGCGCAGCCGAACCAGCACATCATTGATAAGTTGAAGGTAGGTCATTGGCGTGTCAATCCGATTTGTTCAAAGGTGGCAATGATCGCAAACGAGCTGGTGGACTCTGGCGTGACTCGCAGTTGGTCGCCTTCTTCAAAAACAACATAGGCGTTGCTGAACTGCGTGTACTGCTTGGAGGTGTACGGCACTTGCGTCAGGATGTCGATTGCGGTGTCGGCGCTGGCGTCGTACCACTGCACGGTCAGAAACTTGTTGTTGGCCCCAGTGTTGTGGACGTACAGCAGATTGAACAGCGCGTAATAACCCGTCGGCACGGTGTAGACCGTGGTGGTAGCCCCGCCAGTGGGGTTGACGCCGACAGATATGGGTCTCATTTCTTGTTCCTTGCGGAGATCGCTTTGGCTTTGGCCTTAGCATCCTCTTTGGACGATGCGCCCCAAGCCTTCAGAGACAAGAGTAGCCGGGTGGGCTTACCATCTTTCATCTCAGGCCCAGGCATATTGCCCATTCGTGCTAAAAAGCTAGCCCTTCTCGGGTTGTCGCCTGTTTTGACTGGAGCTTTCAAATCACCCCCGGTTGACGCATTATAAGACGCCCGACCCTTGGCGTTCAAGCCTCCGGTCTTGGATTGTCCTTCTTTGCGTTGCCAGGCTGGGGTTTTCATTTTTTCTTAGCCGTCTTAGCCGCAGCCTTGAAGGCAGCGGCTGTTGGAGCACCCTTGGTGCCGGGCTTGCGCATCTTCTCGCCAGAACCGGCTTTGATGCGTTCTTTCTTGGCTGCGATGTTGGCGTAGAGACCGGGCTTCATCAGTAGCCTTTTTTGGCTTTGTTGGTTGCGGTGCGAGAGCCGCGAACAGGCATGGACTTGACGGGCTTGCCCGACTTCATCGACATCTCTTTGGCTTCTTTTTTGCCCTTGGGTGTGTAGGCAAACTTCTTTGTTCCGACCATTGGCATGATGTGCTCCTTAGATGATTGCTTCAACTGCTTTGCGGGGGCGGCCCATGCGCTTTACAGGTGTTGGGGCCGTCATTGGTAACTCTTTGCTGGCCTCTTGG